GAAAAGACGTGCGGATGCCGGGCTGGAAACAGCACGAAAACTAATCCCATTGACCCACCGGGTGTAGAAGCGCCGCGCCCTCCGGTACCGGAGAGGATTGGATTTAAACCTGCGGCCCGTAAGTCCGCAACCTCCCTCTGATGCGCCGTACGCGACATCGCTTCTTGGAATTGCCGATTTGCTTCGGCCTCTTTTGCTGATGCGCGCTGACCCTGAAGTCCACCGAGAAGGGACACCGCAGCGGGTACAGCCCAAGCGAGCCAAGCCCAACCGAGAAATACGAAGGGCAGCTCGTAACCCGTAAACGGATTGACCATCAGAAATGGTCGATAAGTCCCGGCACGCCGTACATCGGCATCGGCCGAGCGCAATGCATGCGCGTATAGCTGTCAAAGAGGAAATGCGGTTCGTCTTGAACCGCAATAATCCGATCTACCGGCGGAGTTTCTTCGATGAATACATCATCTAACACCGGCAACGAAGCGAAATCTTGCGCCAGATGCCACGCATCGAGCGTCTCGCTCGCGCTGGAACGGAAAAGCCCCGTGATTTGCGAAGGCTTATACCTATACTCAGCGTATCGCTCTTGATACCCGAAGACATTCTCGTCCACTCCAGTACCTTGAGCGAAGATTTCTTTGTTGAGCACCGACTGTTCTCCAATATGCGAAAGCGCCGGCCAATAAAAATCGAATCGCGTAAGCCGGGAGAACATACGCGGGAGCCCCTGCTGGTAGCTAAGATCAGCCCGAATAGAAACGAGACCGATAAGTAAGCAATGCTCAGTGAAAGATTTTGTAAATCCATGATCAAATGATGTCCCTGTCGCAAATGCTGCTAAGTTTGCCTGAGGCGATGCATCCGGACCAGATGGGTCCGTCTCTGAAGTCTGCGGTACCGGCGTAAACGAAATCGGCGTCGAACCGCCACCAAGATATTCTGGCCGCTGCAATCTTGCATCCGGTGAGCTAACACCAAAGTGAGCTTTAATAATTTCCGTATAACGAGAACCACCCCGAGCATCACGCTCGAACATTTTTTGTATTTGAAACGATTGACGCAGCTCGTTAATCGTCGCTGCTGTTGCCTCCTCCAAATCGGCATGTAAACCGTCGATAGAAGTCATTGCCACGTTCGACACCTGTCCTGACAAGAATACTCCCAGGTCCGAATCGTTCGCCTGCATCGTAAGAGCACCCTCGCCAGCGGTACCAGTTAAATTACCGCCCGCGCCAGTAACCGGCGCCGATATCCCAAGCGGAATAGTAACCGACTCGCCTTTTTGCGGGAACGGTAGACACGACGTAAAGTAATCATGTCTTTTCCCTCTCCGACGAAGAAAGAAATCAGTCGACAGATCATTACCATCTCCCTTATTAAATGCTGCCGGGTTTTGTAAATTCTGGTCTCGATACCACTCGTTCCAGATTAAGTTATAAGCCCGATGCCATAAGCACGAATGCGACAAGTCGTCGACCTTCGTCGGAATCCCCATGTAATCCGACAAAGTTTCTTCCAGATACCCCCCTGCGGGGCTTACCGTTTGAGGAATCAAGAAGTCTGTAGAATCTCCCGGCGCGTCCTGCGCTCCGTTGAACTTCTCCCAGTTATCCCACACTAGCCTCATCGGAACCGCAAAAAATTGCGTATCCTGCATAAGGTTGTCCATGACCGGGAAAATCGGCGTCGCAAGCCGCGTAAACAGCGTCGACCTAACTGTAAATGTATCCCCAGGTAATGCTTCGTCCATGAAAAATGGAATAAGCAAACCCGCGTCAAACGTCGTCTTGTGGCCATGCGATCTATCGAACGTCGACCGTGGAATCTCCGCCCTTGGTACAACGGAGAACTGATGCTTCATTACTGAAGGCTGTTTACCCGGTTTTGGCATGGTAGTCCTTTGGTTCGATTGTCCGAATATCGTACTCCTTAACGATCTGAGCGACAACGCCGATAAACTGAGGCTGAGCCTCCAGCAGCATATCCGCTGACTCATCGTCGAACGTACCTAAACGGTACACAGAATAGTCGTCGCCGTGTTTCCCGAACATATGATTCGGGTCCGAACCGGCCGCTTTGATCGCTCTCAACGCCATTGCCTCATTCGGCAAGAAGAAAGGCGTGATATAGGCCGACGCTTTCGCGTCGTAGATTGAAAATATCTCAAGTTTCATCTTCTAACTCCCTTTTTAAACGTCTCAGTTTGAACAGTTGAACTTGTTCCCGTACTCGTAGCCGCTCTGGCGTACTGTCAGCCGCCCTTTTTACTGCGTTTATCTCTCGAAGGGCCTTTACGTTCTCCAGGACCTCGGCCCCCTGAGAAGCTTTCAGCAATTTATCGTAGAACCTCGGCGTTTTATACTTTTTTCCCTCGATGACCACGAAGTCTTCGGGGAACACATCGCCACCGTATTTCTCAAACCATTCGGTTGCGATCCCCGGCCGAAGACTCATCGTCGTGTATTCCGGGTACCTGGTACTTATCTCTCCAGTCTCGGGGTCAGTTTTCTCATAATGTTTTTTTGCAGTCTTTCCAGCCTGCTTTTTCATTATGTAACGTGCGACATACGCCGCACTTTGAAAGGTGACATCTCCAATTGAACAGTACCCTTTTGACCAAGTGTCATCGAGCAATTTGCTCGTGTAGGCCCTGTTACCGCGAATTTCCTTCCAGAACAATTTGTCCGGAAAGTCGTATCCGAAAATTAACGCGTGATAGTGGGGACGCCCGAGTTCCTCGCCGTACTCCCCACAATGATAGAAGCGAATCCGTTTCGGCAATATCGCCTTACGTAAACGCTTCATAAAATCCTGAAAGTCTTTTTTTTTGAGCGTTCCGCCGCCCGGCAGGTCGGCGTCCCGGTAGGTAAGCGTGATAAATGAATTGTCTTCGTGCAACGAAGCCTCGTGCACGCACCGAACCGCCCACTGGCGAGAACGATCTATACGGCAGCCGATACATCGGCCGCACGGGAGGCGGACTTTAATCCCGGCACTTTCGTGCCTTTTGAATGTTATCCCGCCTCCGATGGCCTTGTAAGCTTCGAGTGGCCCGAAGCACGCCATCTTTTAAAGCCGAATACCGCCCCGAACCGGGGAGCCAAAGTTTTTCTTGTGGCTCTTGGATGCATATTTCGTGAAGTTCCGGCGAGAACGCCGTTTGTTCATTGGTCTGCGGAACGCCATAGTCTTCTCCTTCATGAACGAACTGAACTGACAGGAAACAGCCCTGAAGGGCTGCCAGAGCGCATCCTAGCACTGATCGGCTAAGGAGTGTCACCTAGCACATATGATATCAAGTAGGATCATATGTGTGTGCGCCGATTCACTTATCGGAATCAGGCTTTTTAGGCTCCACAGGAGCCTTAGGATCGCCATCACGGCGTCCTGTAACGACCGGCTTTTCCTTCCGCCGGTCTTTAGTTAGACCCAGTACACGAGCTTCCGCTTCGTTCTCAGGGTCATTGACGAAGTCAAGGAACTGAGCCGGGTCATTGTCAAAGCGTTTTCTCACTTTTGACGGTAGTTCCGCGAACATCTCGCGGGATTTTGCGACCTTTTCCATTGCATCTTGAAACTCGATGCCGGTCGCGTCCCCGAATTGCGGGGAATGTTTGTTTACGAAGTCGATGACTCCGGTTTTTTGAAATTTTGCCATGATGTTATTGATATCGCATTCTGCTTGCATGGCTTGTTTTGTTCTTCCCTGTTCCGGGAAGTGTATTTGCTGCCGTGTTTTTGGGCCGTATGCATGTCTGATGTTTCTCATTTTGACTCCTAACTTTGCTTATAGCGTTGAATATGAATTGCTAATTTGTAGCTGCGTGATGAGTTTTTGATAATGGATCGCACTGTACGCGCTCTAACGGCCTTGTTCGGCAGGACTAACGTCTATTGTTTGGCCTACGGCCATAATAACCCCCTCCTGGTCGTCCCCCAGGGGACGTAAATGGGATTAGTTTTCGTGCTGTTTCCAGCCCGGCATCCGCACGTCTTTTCAATGCGTATGCTGACGACGAGAAGAATCTCGCCTCGTCCATTTGACCCC